TACCACGCATAGATTTTATAGAGAAAAAAAGGGCACTTAGCTCATGAAATTGAAGATCCGCACTTTTCCCGCCGGCATCCTCGGCGGCATGAAAGCCCCAAGCACAGCCCACGGCCTCTCGCCGCTCGAACTCAGGCAAAAGATCTCGGTCAGGGAAGCTGCTGAGCTGAATGGTGTCAGCGAAGACACCTTCAAAAGGGCCTACCGACACCTGATCCGGAAGATTGGGCCGCGCCGTCTCGCCGTCGAGCTCGGCGACGCGCTCGAACTGCCGCCTGCACGCGCACCGCCCTAGACAAAGCGCCGCCCCGATGTGCCGTATGCGCGCAATGCACGAACGCACAGTGAAACGCAGGTTGACCAGGTTGCGGCCTCGATCCGCGAGTGGGGTTGGACCAATCCGGTATTGGTCGGTGAGGATGGTGGGATTATTGCCGGTCATTGCCGGGTGCTCGCCGGGCGCAAGCTGGGTCTTGTCACGGGTATTACTCAATCCTAGCTGCCTGGATATGTAGTTGTCCGGCGCGCGTTCCGAGGTAAAACAAATGGCAAAACTTGGCAGAAAACCACACATGCCGACTGAGCAGTTGCGCAAGACCGTTGAGACGATGGCGGCGCATGGCATTCCGGTCGCGGATATTGCGCGGGTGGTCAATGTCCAATTGATGACCCTGTACAAGTATTATCGGGACGAGATCGACACCGGCCACGTCAAGGCTAACTCGATGGTGGCGCAGAGCCTGTACCAGAAGGCGCTGGGCAACGGGAACGGCGCGGTGGCCGCGTGTATCTTCTGGCTGAAGTGTCGCGCGGGCTGGAACGAGTATGCTGCTGCGGTGCCGCCGGTTGGCAAGAAGGAGCAGGCGCAGATCAACGCGATCGAGGGTGCCAAGGGCACCGAGTGGGGCTCGCTGGTCCAACACTAAATGTTCGACCTCGATCTGTCGTGCCGCGATTGGGAGGACCGCATTCGCCGCGGGCGATCGCTCGTTCCGGCTGCAGCGCATGGCATCAACCCGGCCGAGACGGGTCGGGCGATGCGGATCTTCAACAAGCTGCACTTGCCGGATGTGCCGGGGACGCCGGCGCTGGCCGAGGCCTCGGGCGACTGGTTCCGCGAGATCGTCGGCGTGCTGCTCGGCGCGATCGACCCTGAGACCGGGCAGCGGGTGATCCGCGAACTCTTCCTGCTGGCGGCGAAGAAGTCGAGCAAGACGAGCTATGGCGCGGCCATGATGGTGACGGCGCTGTTGCTGAACAAGCGGCCGCGGGCTGAGTTTCTGCTGGTTGCGCCGACGCAGGCGGTTGCGGATCTGGCGTTCATGCAGGCTGCGGGCATGACGCAGATCGACCCCGAGGGCTTCCTGCAGAAGCGCATGCAGGTGCAGGAGCATCTCAAGTGCATCACGGATCGGCGCACCAGGGCGCAGTTGCGGATCAAGACGTTCGACACATCGGTTCTGACGGGTGTGAAGCCGGCCGGCGTGCTGATCGACGAACTGCACGAGATCGCGAAGAACGCGAAGGCCTCGCGCATCATCGGCCAGATCCGCGGCGGGCTGTTGCCGATCCCCGAGGCGTTCCTGGCGTTCATCACGACGCAGTCTGACGAGCCGCCATCTGGCGCGTTCCGGGCCGAGCTGAACCTCGCGCGGGCGATCCGTGATGGCAAGACCACCGGGGCGATGCTGCCGGTGCTGTACGAGTTTCCGCATGAGATCGCGCGCGGCGAGTGGAAGAACCCGGCGCACTGGCCGATGGTGACGCCGAACCTCGGCAAGTCGATCACCATCGATCGGCTGGTCGCCGACTTCGAGACGGCGACCTACAAGGGCGACGAGGAGGTGCGGCGCTGGGCCTCGCAGCATCTCAACATGGAGATCGGGCTTGCGCTCAAGAGCGACGGCTGGGCCGGCGCGGACTACTGGGAGGCGGCCGAGGACGCGGCGCTGACGCTCGAGGAGATCCTGATTCGATCCGAGGTCGTGGTGGTCGGGATCGACGGCGGCGGGCTCGACGACCTGTTCGGCGTGTGTGTGCTGGGGCGCTGTCGCGAGACGCACGACTGGCTCGCCTGGGTGCATGCGTGGTGCCATCACAGTGTGCTCGAGCGGCGCAAGTCGATCGCGGCGCGGCTGACGCAGGCGAAGGACGACGGCGAGTTGACGATTTGCCAGCACGCGACCGAGGACATCGAGGCGATCGTCGAGCTGATCGACGACATCCGGAATCGCAAGCTGCTGGCGTGCGTGGCGGTCGATCCGGCTGGGCTGGGCGAGTTCATCGAGGCGCTGCGTGCGATCAAGATCACGCAGGAAGGCGATCAAGTGGTTGGCGCGCCGCAGGGTTACGCGATGATGAACGCCATCAAGACCGCGGAAAGAAAATGCGAGAACGGCACGCTGAAGCATGCGCCGAGCAAGCTGATGGATTGGTGCGTCGGCAACGTGAAGATCGAGCCGACCGCGACCGCGATCCGTGCGACCAAGCAAAGCGCAGGCGACGCGAAGATCGATCCGTGGATGGCGCTGATGGATGCGGTGACCGTGATGGTGCGCGATCCGAAGCCACAGAAGCGACCGGAAGTCAGACTGTTCTTCGCCTGAAGGATTAATCCCATGATGAACCGGGCATTCAGCCTGCTTGAGATCAAGCGGGCCGACGAAGACTCACGCATCATCACCGGCATCGCGACGACGCCCGAGCCGGATCGCATGCAGGATGTCGTCGAGCCAAAAGGCGCGCAGTTCAAGCTGCCGATTCCGCTGTTGTGGCAGCACGACTCTAAGCAGCCGATCGGTCATGTCACGCAAGCCAAGGTGACGAAGGCCGGCATCGAGATTAGCGCGAAGATCGCCAAGGGCGTCAGCGACGAGATCGATCGCGCCTGGTCGCTGATCAAGGCAGGCCTCGTCTCGTACCTGTCGATCGGCTTTCGATCGCTGGAGCACAGCATCATTCCCGACACCGGCGGCATGCGTTTCCTGCGTTGGGAATGGCTGGAACTGTCAGCCGTGACCATTCCGGCAAACTCTGACGCCAGCATCACTACCATTCGAGCTTTCGATACTGCTCGGCGGGCCGCGCATGGCCGCAAGCCGATCAGTCTCGACATCACCCCGGCCGGCGCATCGGCACCCCGACAATCTGCCAAGAGCCCGGAGGGCGATATGCAGACCAGGACTATTGCGGAGCAGATCTCCGCATTCGAGACCCAGCGCGTCGGCAAGACGGCGCGCATGGATGAAATCCAGCAGGCAGCCATTGCGGAGAGCCGTTCGAAGAACGAAGGCGAGCGCGATGAGTTCGATACGCTGTCGCGCGACATCGACCAGATCGACGAGGAGCTGAAAGACCTGCGTCGCATGGAAGCGATCAAGGCCGCGGCGGCTGTTCCGGTGCGCGCTGTTGCAACGCCGGCCGAAGGTGCGGCGCAGCGCGGCATTCCGGTGCACAGCTCGATCGTCGTGAGGGCGCCGCCGAAACTGGAGCCCGGCGTCGAGTTCGCGCGCATCGTCAAGGTTACGGCGTTGGCGATGAAGAACCCGCGCTGGCGCGAGACGGAGATTGCTGCCGCAATGTATGGCAGCGACTCCGAGGTCGCGGCCTACTTCAAGGCAGCAGTGCCGGGCGGCACTTCGCTGTCGCCGAACTGGGCATCGAACCTGATCTCACCGGAAGGTGCGGCGGCTGCGGCGTTCTTGGAATATCTGCGGCCGGCGACCATTCTCGGGAAATTCGGCCAGGGAGGAGTGCCGTCGCTCAACGAAGTCCCGTTCCGCGCGCCGCTGGTATCGGAAACCGGCGCCGGTGCCGCCTGGTGGGTTGGCGAGGGTGCCGCAAAGCCAGTAACGCAGGGAGCGTTCGCCCGCACCAACCTGCCGCCGACAAAGCTGGCGAATATCTGCGTGCTGTCGATGGAGCTGGTTCGCGACAGTTCGCCGAAAGCCGATGTCGTTATCCGCAACATGCTGCGTGCGGCAATCGTGCAGGAGCAAGACTACGCTTTCATCAGTCCGGCAAACTCTGGCACGACGAATATCAAGCCTGCGTCGATCACCAACGGTGCCGATACGGTGGCGTCGAGCGGCGACGATACGGCTGCGATCATTCTCGATATCCGCAGTCTGTTCGCCAAGTTCACCGCTGCGAATAACCCGCCGTCGTCGGGCGTTTGGATCATGTCGAGCAAGTCCGCTTCTGCGTTGAGTATGATGCAGAACGCGCTCAGTCAGCCGTCCTTCCCGACGGTGTCCATGACCGGCGGTTCACTCTCTGGCATGCCGATTATCGTATCGGATGTGATCGGCAGGGCTGGCCCGAACAGTCAGACGGCGGTGCCCGAGATCGTCGTGCTGGTCAACGCGCGCGATATCTTCATGGCGCAGGACGACGGCATCCAGATCGACCAATCCGATCAGGTGTCGCTGCAGATGGACGACGCGCCGACGATGACCTCGGCAACGCCCACGGGAACGTCTGTTGTCAGCATGTGGCAGACGAACTCGATCGCGATCCGCGCTGAGCATGCGATCGGATGGATGAAGGGCCGCACTTCTGGGGTGACCTATCTGACCGGCGTCGGCTGGGGCGGCGACGTCAACACTTAATACCCTCCCGCAACTTGGCGGGCAGCGTTTTCCTCCTCAGCACTGCCCGCCATTCTTCCGAGGCAACCATGAAGTCCGAAACTGTGCGACTGATCGCGCTCGGGCGCGAAGGCTCTCGACAAGTCTACGGCACGCGCAGGCTGGTCGCTGGCGACGAATTCGAGATGCCGCGTGGCTTGGCGACGGTGCTGATTGCAATTGGCAAAGCCAAGCTCGCAGGCGGTGAGCCGTCGCCCGCGCCGTCACCACCGAAACCACCACCGCCGGCACCGGTGCGTGAACCGCCGCCACAAGAGCCGGAAGAGGATGAGCCGGATGAGGAAGTGCCGCCGTATCCGCGGCCCGGTACCGACGAGGTCGCGACGTTGCGTACCCAGGCGCGCGACCTGGGCATCGTCGTCGACGGGCGCTGGGGGCCGGCGCGGCTGCGCTACGAGATGGCGCGGCATCGGCGATGAAGATTTTCGGGCTGCTGATCCCGTTTACCGGCGAGCACCGCAAGGCGGCGCCGCCGCTGGCGTCGGTGCCCTATGTTGGTGGTGCCTGGACGCCGCTGATCCGCGATCCGTTCCCCGGAGCGTGGCAGCGCAATATGGAGATCAATCCCGAAACCGCTTCCACGTTTCATGCCGACTTCGCCTGCAAGACGCTGATCGCGCGCGACATCGCCAAGCTGCGCGTCAAGCTCGTCGAGGAAGACGACAACGGCATCTGGTCGGAGACCACCAACCCGGCATTCAGTCCGGTGCTGCGTCGCCCGAACCAGTACCAGACGCGCAACCAGTTCTTTGAGTCGTGGATGCTCTCGAAGCTGGCGCGCGGCAACACCTACGTGCTGAAGGAACGCGACCAGCGCAATGTGGTTGTCGCGCTGCACATCATGGACCCGACGCGAGCGCAGGTGCTCGTCGCCGACGACGGTTCGGTGTTCTACCGGTTCGACAGCGACAACCTGGCCGGCATCGACAGCATCACCGTTCCGGCGCGCGAGGTGATTCATGATCGGTGGAATACCCTCTTCCATCCGCTGGTCGGCACGCCGCCGGTCTTTGCCAGCGGACTGCCGTCATTGCTCGGCATCAACGCGCAGAAGGCATCGGCGCTGCTGTTCGAGAACGCCTCGATGCCCGGCGGCCTGCTGATCGCGCCCGGCGAGGTGAGCGAGGTCGAGGAAAAGCGCATCAAGGAGGAGTGGGAGCAGCGGTTCTCGCGCAAGAATCTCGGCCGCGTTGCCGTGATGACCGGCGGTATGAAGTACGAAAAGCTGGCGATGACCCACGTCGAAGGCCAGATGATCGAATCGCTGAAATGGTCCGCCGAGGTGGTGTGCAGCACCTATCACGTGCCGCCATACAAGATCGGCGTTGGCGCGCTGCCGTCCTACAACAACGTGCAGGCGCTCAACGTCGAATACTACGCGCAGGCACTGCAGTCGCATATCGAGGAGATCGAGGAGTTGCTCGACCATGCGCTCGGCATCGGCCGGGTCGATCGGCTCGGGACCGAGTTTGACACTGAGACGCTGCTGCGCATGGATTCGGTCACGCAGATGACCAGCATCCAGACTGCGGTCGGTGCAGGCGTGATGACGCCGAACGAAGGCCGCGCCAAACTGGATCTCAAGGCGAAGACCGGCGGCGACTCGCCATACCTGCAGCAGCAGAATTTCAGCCTGGAAGCGCTTGCCAAGCGCGACGCGCAGGCGGACCCGTTTGCGCCGAACACGCCGGCGGCCCCGCCGCAACAAGATCCTGCCAATCAACCGGACGACGAGGTCGATGCGTCATTTGCCGCCATGACGGTGAAGTCATTGCTGCTGGCAGCTTGAGGCGACCATGAACCACAAGGCCATCGCGGATCTGATGGCGGCGATCGTGCCGGTCATCAAGGATCACTTCACTAGCGAGATAGGAAAGGCCATCAAGCCGTTGGTCGAGCGGCTCGAGGCACTCGAGGCGAAAGGAGACCAACATGTCCAAGGCGAAAAAGGCGAAGCCGGTGCGCAAGGGCCGCCTGGCGAAGCCGGTCAGCCCGGCCAACCCGGCGCCGAAGGCCAGCCCGGTGCGCCGGGGCCGCAAGGCGAAATGGGACTGAAGGGCGATGCCGGCGACCGCGGCCGTGACGGCATCGGCATCGCCGGCGCTGCTATCACGCGCGAGGGCGAGCTGATGGTCACGTTGACCGATGGCACGGTGCTGATGCCGGGCAAGGTTGATGGCCGCGACGGACTGTCGCTCGAGGACATGACGCTCGAGCATGACGGCGATCGGACAACGACGTTCGTGTTTGCGCGCGGCGATGTGCGCCGGGAATATCGGGTCGTATGGCCGATTGTGATCTATCGCGGCGTGTTTGAGACGGGTCGTGCCTATGTGCGCGGCGATACCGTGACGCATCTCGGCTCGATGTATCACTGCAACACGCCGACCGAGGCGCATCCCAACACCGGTTCGCCGGATTGGACGCTGGCGGTGAAGCACGGCCGCGACGGCCGCAATGGCCGTCATGCCGCGCCACTCGACAAGACCCCGGTTAAGGTGCCGTGAACGAGCACACTCGCTTTCCGCCATTGCCGGACGACGACGTCGCGCTCGACGAGCACGGTCGTCTGCGCGTGCGCGGCAAGGCGGTGATCACCGAAGCGCCGGTTGATGGGAAATTCTACGCGAGGAGGAATGCCGGCTGGTCGGATATCGCGAAGGCATTGGTCGCGCAACCGGGGCCGTCCGGCGAGCAAGGGCATGAGGGTCCGCAAGGGCCACAAGGCGAACGAGGCGACGTCGGCCTGCAAGGCGAGCGCGGCGAACCGGGACCGCAGGGCGAGACCGGTGCGCAAGGCGAGCGCGGCGAGCCAGGTCTCGCCGGCGCTGATGGCGAAGACGGCGAGGACGGATCGCGCTGGTTCAGCGGCAGCGGCAAGCCGGCGAGTGGGCTTGGCGAGAGCGGCGATTGGTATCTCGATGCGCAGACCGGCGACTTCTTCGAGAAGACCGACGACACCACTTGGGTGCGGCGCGGCAACCTGAAAGGCCCGCAGGGCGAGCGCGGGCCACGGGGCGAGCGCGGGCCGCAAGGGTTTTCCGGCGGCGGAGGTGGCGGCGGCACGAGCGGCGGCGGCGAGCAAGGACCGCCGGGACCGCAGGGGCCGCCCGGTCCACAGGGCGAGCAAGGCATTCAAGGCCCGCAAGGCGTCCAGGGACCGGCCGGCGAGACCGGCCCGCAAGGCCCGGCTGGACCGGAAACGCATCCGATCATCATCGCCTGCTCGGACGAAGGCACCGCGCTGACCACCGGCACCGCCAAGGTCACGTTCCGCATGCCGTTCGCGCTGACGCTGACTGGCATTCGCGCCAGCCTGACGACGGCGCAGGTCTCCGGGTCGACCTTCACGGTCGACGTCAACGAGAACGGCACCTCAATCCTCTCGACCAAACTGACGATCGATAACACCGAGAAGACTTCGACCACAGCGGCAATCGCGGCGGTGCTGTCCGATACCGGCCTCGCCGATGATGCTGAGATCACGGTCGACATCGACCAGATCGGCAATGGCACTGCCAAGGGCCTCAAGGTCACGTTGATTGGTGATCGGCCATGACGCTGCTGATCGATCCGTACCGCTTTGCATCGGCTGTTTCGCTACCGCCGACCGATATCGTCTGGCCCGGTACTCACAGCGCGGTCGAGGACGCGCCGCTCGGCACCGTGATCGGCGGCACGCTTTCGTTCGTCGACCCGGACGTCGGCGCAACCGGTACGTTCTCGCTCGCTAATGACGCTAACGGGTTGTTCGGCATCTCGGGCACCAACGTGATCATCACCGGCGTGCTCGACTACGAGACTGTGACCTCGCACAACATCACGATTCGCATCACCGACAACGCGGGCCTGACCTACGACGAGGTATTCGCCGTTACGGTCACCGATATCGATGAGACGCCGCCGCCGAATCCGCCGCCGGAAGGTGAGATCGTCGATGACGGCAGCTTCATCAACCCGCCGGTCGTTACCGAGGTCGACGACGCGATCAAGGTCCACGGCAAGAAGGACGGATCGACCGGCAAGTTCCTGTACGAGTTTGGGCCGCCGGTCGCCGGTATGCGCTACACGGTGCAATACGATCCGGACTTCACGCTGATGACGCTGCAAGGCAAGAAGGCGATGATCGGCTTCGGGTTCAAGCATCAAAACGATTTCCACATCGTCGGGCTGAAGGGTGACGGTTCGACCGGGCTGAATGCCTATGCGGTCTACGGTGCCAATCTCTGGAATAAGGATGTCGGCTTCTCGATCAATGACGCCGGGCCAGCAGCGTTTGGGACGCAGGCCGGGCCGAACCTGATCCAGCTCCACATCTCGGCCGATGGGCTGACCTATACGCTGCGCACATCGGGCGACGGCTCGACCTGGACCGACGAGTACACCAACGTGCCGCTGCCGCCATTCGACGATGTCAGCGAGCCGACCCAGTTCGGAATTGCGGGCTTCTTCGACGAAACCGATACCGGATCGTTCTCCGTCGCCATCACGGTCTGGCACGACCTGGCAGTACGCCCGCTGGGTGGCATCTGGCCTTATGCAACGCCGCTGCCCTACGTGATCTTTCGCCGCTCATAAGGATCGCCGATGCACTCGATCCTGGAAATCCTTAACGAGCCGACGGGCAGTACGGTGGACCTGATCGCGCTGGACGACTTGAAGCTCGCGCTCGGCATTACGGGCGATACCGAGGACGAACAGCTGCAGGCCATGATAACGTTCCAGTCGCGCATTATTGCCGAGTACTGTCAGCGGCGCTTTGCCTATGCCGAGGTGCTGGAAACCTTCACGTTCGACCAGGGCGAGGACATGCTGGCGCGGCAGGCGCTCGTGCTTTCGCTTTATCCGGTCGAGGAGATCGTTGCAGTTGCGAACGACGGTAGCGCGACGGCGGCCTATGAGCTGGACGGCAGGACCGGCCGCCTCTGGCTGGGCAGTTGGTTCACCGGCTCGGCGAAGGTCGCCGTGACCTATGCGGGCGGCTACGTCTTGCCGGACGAGTCGCCGGCGCGGCTGCAGAAGGCACTGATCGAGATGACGCGCGAAGGCCGCACATCCGGTTCGCGCGATCCGTCGGTGCGCGAGGTACAGCACGGCGACAGTCGTATCAGCTATTTCACCGCGGAGACTTCATCGGCAACGACCGGCTTCCTGTCGGCTCCGGTCGTCGACCTGATCCGGCCGTACCGGCGGATTCCGATCGCATGACGACGTGGACGGACGAAGGCTATTTCTGGTGGCTTGAAGCTGTGCACGTGCGCTTGCTGCGCTCGCTTGCGCGTGCGGGAGATCGAGCAAGTATTCAGCAAGTGGCCATACTGCAGCAAAAAAAACGCGCCGGCTGTTATCCGGTTCCGAATACTCAATGGATGGCTGACAGGTGGCTGGCCGCAAACAAATGACCTGGTCGGTTCCTCCCGAATGGGCCGGCGAGGCCTGCTTTATCGTTGCGGGTGGACCCTCGGTGCTGAGGCAGGATCTGTCGCTGCTCGCCGGGCGGCGTGTCATCGTCATCAACTCGGCATACCAAGCCTACCCGGCGGCGGACTTCCTGTTCTTCGCCGACGTACGTTGGTACCGCCTGCACATCGCGGCGGTAAAGAAGTTCGCCGGGCGGGTGGTAACCTGCTCGTTCTGCGACGTGCCGCCCGTGCTCAAGCTCAATCGGCGCAACCCGCCGGGATTACACGACGATCCGACCTGCCTCACGATGCGCAACACTTCGTTACAAGGCGCGATTAACCTCGCCTGCCACCTCGGCGTGACGCTGCAGGTACTGCTCGGCGCCGATGGCGGGCCAGCAGCGGATGGTCGCATGCACCATCACGCGCCGCACCCGTGGCCGCAGCGCGCACGGTGCTTTGAGATCCAGCGCGACGACCTGGCGACCACGCTCGCGCCGCTCAAGGCGCGCGGCGTGACGGTACTCAACGCCAGCCCCGGCAGTGCGTGGACCGACCTTTGGCCGGTGGTCGATCTCGCCGAGGCGCTCGCCGTCGCGGACGGGCTGAGGCGGGCGGCATGAACGCGCGAGCGACACTGAAGACGGGCACCTGCAAATGCGGGGCTGAAGTGACTTGGCGAACTGCGCCGCGTCGACGCTGTGACGCATGCCGGTGTGTGGCAAGGAAGGAACTAACAGCGCGATATAGGTCCGCAAACCGTGCCGACCTTCGCGCGGCAAACCTGCAATACGCGCGGGCGAATGCCGAGTCGATGAACGCCAAGCGCCGGGCGTGGCGGCGCGCTAACCCGGAGAAGATTAAGCAACAAAAGGACGAGTCGCGCCATCGCCACCCAATAACCCAAAGCGTGCAGTTCGCGCGACAGAGGGCACGCAAGGCTAATTCCGAAGGCACGTTCACTGCTGCAGACTTCATCCGCATCATCGAGGATCAGGATCAGAAGTGTTTTTACTGCGCCACGGACATTTCACTGAAGCCGACCATCGACCACTATGTTCCGCTATCGCGTGGCGGATCGAATTGGCCGGTCAATATCGTTGCCGCGTGCGGGCGGTGTAACTCCGCGAAGCACAATCGCATGCCGGATGAATTTGAGCGGCTGGCATGAAACAGCCTCTTTATATCGATTGTTGCTGGGGTCTCGGCGATAACATCTACTGCCGCCCGTTCATCCGCGCGGCCGCGGAACGGTTCAGCGTGTGGCTCGGAACGCCGTGGCCGGAACTCTTCGAAGACCTGCCGATCCGGTTCGTCTACCGTCAAGGCAAGTTGCGCACGCAGTCGAAGAACATCGCGAGCCAGCCGATTGGACGCTGGTCGCTGCCGCCGATCGGGTCTCGGGTGCTGCCGCGTGTTGCCTATCGGGCGTCCGACTTCGCTATCGGTTCGATCGTGGATGCGCTGACCTCTCGGTTCCACGCGTTCCGGATCGAGCCCGACCCGTTCGTATTCGACGCGCCGGACTTTGGGCCGGTGCCGATCAAGAGCCGCGCGCGGCCGCTCGCAGTGGTGCGGCCGGCCACGGTGCGCGGCGAATGGCGCAACCCGGCGCGCAACCCGCTGCCCGAATACCTGGAGGCACTCAGTCGCCGGCTGTGGCAGACGCATACCGTCGTCAGCATCGCCGACTTGGCCGATGGACACGAATGGCTGTTACAGCCGGCACCGCGCGCACACGTCACGCTGCACAAGGGCGAGCTGAAGGTACGCGAGTTGCTCGCGCTGGTGCAGCACGCCGACGTCGTCATCGGCGGTGTCGGCTGGATCGTCCCAGCATCGATCGCGCTCAAGACCAAGGCGTTCATCGTGCTCGGCGGCCACGGCGGCCACAACGCACCCGAGAAGATCACCGACCCGCGCATGGACCTGTCGCGGATCGGCTTTGCCACCCCGGAGAGGTTCTGCCGATGCACCAATATGCAGCACGACTGCAACAAGACGATTCTGGATCTGGACCGGCAGTTCTTGGCGTGGACAAAGCAGGTCGGACTTCACTGCTCGGCCGCGTGGCCGACCGCCGCCTGAGCTGGTTTCCGCAACTCGGCGTCGGCTACTATCCGGTAGAATGTGGAATCGCACCGTATGACCAAGCCTACTTCGACAGGTTCGCCCGCGATGCGCAAAGCGACATCGGGCGTGCGCTCATGGCCGCGCGCTGCGCCTTCGTCGAGGAGCACTATCGCGGACTCCTGGTTGACGTCGGCATCGGGTCGGGTGCGTTCATCGATGCGCGAACGAAACGCGGATTCAAGACAGTCGGGTATGACGTCAACCCGGCTGGAATTGCGTGGCTGGAGCAGCGCGGCTTGCGGGTCAATCCGTACTTCACAACCTCGCGCGCGATATCGCTCTGGGACGTGCTCGAACACCTCCCCGACTTCGACAGGCTCCTGGCGCACGTCGAGCGGTGGGTGTTCCTTTCGCTGCCGATCTTCCGCGATGCCGATCACGTATTGCGGTCGAAGCATTTCCGGCCGGCCGAGCATTGCTGGTACTTCACCCGCGATGGGCTGGTGGCAGTCATGGCTTGGTGCGGATTCGAGCTGACGTGTGAGACCAACATGGAAACGCGCATCGGCCGCGAGGACATTGAGACGTTTGCATTCCGGCGGGTAACCTGATGGTCGACGTTGCCGACTTGTTGTTCGGATTGGAAAGCCAAGTCTATGGGGAGCTTGGCGTGCCTGCCGTATTTGTTGCGGAAGGGACGGCAGGCGAGATCGCGCTAACCGTGATCGACGACACGCGACGAAAGATCGAGATGGCAGGCCCATCGGTCGAGGTCAGCGGCGTCGGGCCGGGTGCATACGTCCGCGTTCAGGAGCTGATCGCGAACGGTATCATGCGGGAAGACTACAAGGGCGCGATGCTGACCTTCAACGGCCGGTCATGGACCGTACGCAAACACGAATTCCACGGCAGTCCGAAAGGCGAGGACTTCGGCGAGGTGCGGTTGTTCTTGATGGAGGCCGCAGCCGCGCCGTCGCCGGCCATGTTCTATTATCTGGTCGACGCTGATGGTGCCTATATCGTCGACGGACAGTCGTTCCTCGGGACGCCAGCCGCGCGCACCGCGCCTGAGCCTGTCGTGCTGGTCTGTGGTCCTCATTGAAGGGGCTTGCCGAGATGGCTGATCCTCCCGCCACCCCCGCCACTACTACGCTCGAAAACGCAACCTCGCCCGGCGAGGTCAAGATTACTGCGGCTGCGGGTAAGCGCATCTGCCTGATGATCGGCACCGAGGAGGTGCTTGAGCTCGACGGCCCGATCGGCAAGGCGAATGTCGGCCTCGGCAATGTCGACAACACCGCCGACATCGATAAGCCGCTGTCGATTGCACAGAAGGCCTACGTCGACACGATCCAGGCAACGCCTGGGCCGCAGGGGCCAGAGGGGCCGCAGGGACCGGCGGGACCGGCCGGCGAGACCGGCCCGCAAGGGCCTGAGGGTGTGCAGGGGCCAATAGGAGCGGCGGGACCGGTCGGGCCGCAGGGCGAACAAGGCGCGCAAGGTGCACAAGGGGCACCGGGACCGTCGTCGGATACGTGGGGCTACACATATTCGAATACGACGACGCCGCCGCCGGCATCACAGCAATTCCGCCTCGACAACACCAATCTGCAGGCGGCGACCAAGATTTGGATCAATCACCTGACTTTGGACGGAATCGATATCGCCAACTATCTCGCGCTGGTCGAGATAGACGACGAAATCTATATCCAGGATAAGAACGACTCGACGGCTTACGACATCTTCACCGTAAGCGGCCCGCCGGTCGCTGCCGCGCAGCCGGCAGGCTATACCGAGCTAACCATCGTCTGGGCACGCGGCAGTCCAACGTCGGCCATCAACAATCAGCCGGCAATCATTACGCTCATGCGCAAGGGCAGCGTGGGCGCGCAGGGGCCGCAGGGGCCGATAGGTCCGGCTGGTCCGGCTGGTCCGGACGGACCCCAAGGCGTGCAAGGCCCGGCTGGTGCCATCGGCCCGGCCGGCCCGGAAGGTCCGCAGGGATTGCAGGGACCGGCCGGCCTGCAGGGATTGCAGGGTCCGGCAGGCGCGACCGGCCCGGCGGGCACGACGAGCTGGGGCGGCATCGTCGATAAGCCATCGGCCTATCCGCCGAGCGCGCATCAGCACGTCATCGCCGACATCGCCGGGCTGCATGATTACTACGAGGCGGCCGTCGCACAGGCTTCCGCGGTTGCGCTGGTCACCGCCACGGCGAAGACGATCGCGTCTGTGGCATTGACAGCGGGCGACTGGGATGTGGTTGGCGTGGTGCACTTCACCGGGGCGAGTAATGCCGGCGTGACGTTGATGGCGGCGTCGGTGTCTCAAACCAACAACACGCTGGATCTCAGTCCCGGCCGGTTCGATAGCAACAACCAAGGCACGTCGCGGACTGCGTTCGGCACGCCGTTCGCGATCAGCACGGTGTCGATACCCGTTACCCGGGTCAATCTTCCGACTGCCGGTGTGGTCTACCTGGTCGCGCGCTGCGACTTCAACAACACCGCCTCGGCGTTCGGCAAACTCTCGGCCAGGCTGGCGCGCAACTGATGGCCGACGTTCGTGAGGACACTCTCGCCCGCCTGCTTGCGGTGGTCGCCGCCATCCCGAACCTGCGTTCGTCCTATCGCAACAATGTCGAGATCACTGAGGACGAGTTTCCCTGCGGCGTTGTGCTTGACGGCGACGAGGAAACCGACGACGCATCCGATGCCTCGATGCGGCTGTCGACCAAGCCGTTCATCGCGCGGATGTCGCCCCAGATCATCATCGTGGACAAGGGCGACCTGACCGGCAGCGACCTCGATGTCTTCCGGCGTGAGCTGATCAAGCGGGTGCTGACCGACACCGAGTTAAACGAGATCGTGGGGGCCGGTCGCCAGGGTAACGGCGCGATCCGCTATCTCGGCTGCATCACCGATGTCGGCTGGCTGCGCACGATGCGTGTCGCGGTGCTCACCAACTTCCAGTTCAAGTACGCGCAACGAGTTCTCGATCTTTAAGTCGCCGTCCCACCCACATCGCTAACCTGAAAGGAGTGCGAACATGCCCGCATCCCCGAGCGTGCAGAACTATCACATCGGCAAAGGTATCGTTTCGTTCAAGCGGGACGGTGCGCCGGACTTCGTCGACCTCGGCAACGCGCCGACCTTCGAGTGGGCGCCGACCGTCGAGAAGCTGGAACACTTCAGCGCCCGCGAAGGCGTCAAGGTCAAGGACTTCACGGCGGTCACGCAGACCGGCGCTACGATCACGATGTCGCTCGATGAAATCACCGGCGAGAATCTCTCGATCTTCACGCTCGGCGAGGTCGGCGTCGACACGAACGGCGACGTAACCGTGGCGGCGTTCAAGAGCACCGAGGTCGGCGGCGAGATCAAGGTCGTCGGCACCAACGACATCGGGCAGCAGGTCGACTACACCGGCCGCATCTCGGTTGTCCCGTCCGGTTCGTTCAGCTTCATCACCTCCGAGGACGAATTCTCGGTACTGGAGATCGAGGCGGAGGTGCAGAAGGGCGACGACGGCAACTTCGGCATCTTCACGGTCCGCGATGCGAACGTGAGCGCATAAGCCAATGGCAGACCTGCTGGACATTGCGCCGTCGACTTCGGTCGGTACCGTCGCGATAGGCGAGCACGAGATCACCGTGCATCGCCTATCCTCGGATGCCATCGCATACATCATCAGCCGGTTTCCGGAAGTCGCGCAGATGGGAGGTACCGGTGACAATTTCAACTTCATGGTCCGCCTGTTCGCCGGGTTCATAGGCGCGACCGGAGCTATCATCGCCGCCGGCTGTGGTCATCTCGGCGAGGAAAAATACGAGAAGGCGGCAAAGGCGCTATCGCTTGAGGAGCAGATGGATGTCGTCCTGGCGATCATGGACCTAACATTCCCAAATGGGATCGCGGCCTACTTCGAAAGCCTGACAAACCTGGCAAATCGGGTGACCGGAAGCGGGGCCGCAGCAAAGCAGGTCGTGAAAGTCCGCTCGAAGCACTCGCCATCCACATCACATACCTCATCCGACGTGGATTCCCACCCAGCTATGCAATGAGCCTGTCGCCTCGGCAGATCGCAGCGTACCTCGAATTCAACGAGGTGATCGATCGCCAGGAAATGGCTCGGGATCTGGGCATCGCTGCGCTTGGTGCACAAGGTGACGGGAAGACGGTCCAGCAGAAAATGAAGGAGCTGCTTTGAAGCTGGTCTTCTCGGCGGACGAGCGCATCTTGGAGGATATCCTTGAGGACATCGAGGAGCAGATTCACGATGCGCAGGAAGCGGCGGTGCAGGAGGCTGCTGCCGAGTCCGTCCGGCTTGGCCGCGCGAACATTGCGGGCGCGGGCTTTACCTCTGCTCGCTGGCAGCAGGGGCTGACGTCGCGGTTCTATCCGAATCCTGGCAAGGACCCGGCCGCGCTGGTCTATCACAAGCTTCGGTTTGCCGGTGTCTTCGAGCGCGGCGTCACCATCCAGGGCCAGCCGCTGCTGTGGCTGCCGATCGAGCGCAACCTGCCGCCGGACATTCACTCGCCGCGACAATACGGCAAGCCGCTGGTCTCGGTGAATGTCGAAGGCAAGCCGCCGCTGCTGTTCGACAAGTTCGATCGCCTGCGCGGGCCGCTGTTCTTCGGCACCAAGTCGGTCAACATCCGTAAGCGCTTCGATCTCTATCGCATCTTCGCTGCCGTGATGGAGCGCATGCAGCAGTTCTACGACCGCAAGATCAAAGGCTGATCGATGGCCAAGACCATCAGCCAACGTATTACGCTCGAAGGCTCCGAGGACATCCGCAAGAAATTGCAGGAACTCGGCAAGGCCGGCGAGGCTGCGTTCAAGCAAATCCAGGACGCAGCGGCAAAGCCGATTGCCGATCCGCAGCAGATGGCGCGTAGCCGGCAGGCAGTCGATCAACTCGTCGTCGCCGGTCAGCGGCTGTCGGAACAGTTTCAGGCGCTTACGGGAGACGCGCGGCAGTTCGGTCAGGCTGGTGCACAGGCAGGCCAGCAAGCCGCAACCGGATTGAACCAGGCCAATGTGGCGGCGCAGCAGGTTGGCGCCAGCGTGCAGATGTCTGCAACGAAGTTCGGCATTCTTGCCGGCGCGGTTGCGGGCGCTACCCAGGCGGTGACGAGTAAGTTGCTTTCGGTGGCCGGTCAGCTTCAGCAGGCCTTCAGCCCGAAGGCACTGCTCAAGGGCGCGGTCGAGAGCGCAAACGTAATTTCAGATCAGGCCGACAAGGTCGGCGTCACCACTGAAAAATGGGCCGAGCTGCGTCGAGAGATTGCCGGCTCGTCGACGTCGGTCGAGGACTTCGTCAAGTCGGCCGACAAGGTTGGTGCGGCGCTGACTGCTGCAGGAACCGGCGCTATCAAGATTGGCGAGACGACTGTCACGCTGTCCAAGTTCGGCGACAACGTCGTGAAGATTTTTGGCGGCAAGGGCGAGGTCAATCAGGGCCTGTCGAAATTCGTCGACGAGCTGACCAAGGCCGGCGTGCCGCTTAACAATCTGCTCGATGCGCTTGCGAAAGGCGACAAGCTTGCTGTGATGACAGAGATCGCAAAGGCGATCTCCCTCATGACGGATGAGACAAAAAAGGCAGCGGTTGGTGCCAAGTTCCTCGGCGATAATTGGAAGGGCGTAGTCGAGGTTCTGGTCGGCAGCAAGGACGGCATCAACGATCTGGTCGAGGCGCAGAAGGCGGCGCGCAAGGCGGCGCGCGATATGTCGGCCGACATGGTCACGCTGGGCAAGGAGGTTAAGGGTGCCTGGGACGACGTGGACCTTGCTTTCCGCGCATTACAGGATCGCATTGGCACGCTGTTCTTCTCTGGCTCGAAGGTAAAGGCCGAGTGGCTTTCGGCGCTGATCGACGGCACGCGCGAGTTGCTCGATAAGTGGCTGAAGCTTGCCGATGCCAAGCGCGAGGCGTTCCTCGAAGGGCTCGGTGATAGCCCGGCCGAGTTCTTGTTCAAGACGTTGATTGCGCTCAGCCAGCAATTGTCAAACCTCTGGAACCAAGTCCTGGTGCCGGCGGGCCAGGCGTTGAAGAATGTCTTCAGCCAGATCAGCGGTCAGTTCGAAGGCGTGAAGACGAGCCAGGTTGCGGCGTTCTTCGTGACGGCCGCTATCGCCGCCACCGGACTTGCGCTGGCACTGAAGGCAATGGGCCTGGTGCTGGGGCCGCTGCTCGCATTGTTCTCGCCGTTCGGCGCGATCTTGCTTGTGGCAGGCGCGGCGGCGGCGCGGTTCTGGACTGTTCTGGCGGCCGGTGCGCAACGGGTTGCCGCACTGATCCCGAATTCGCTCGCGCTCATCCAGACCGCGATCCGTAACCTGTTTGCCGGCAACTTCGCCAAGGCATGGGCACAGTTTGCCGAGGGTGCTACGGCGGCGTTCGGGACACTTACGCAGGCGGCGGTTCGGGCTCAAGGTCCGATCGGTAGCATCGCGCGCGGCATGCAGCAAATTGCCAAGGACTTTCCAGCTGCAGTTAAATTGATCGTCGCTGCATTGATCGGGCTTGGCGTCGCTGCCACCGGCCTCGCCGATACTATTAATTCAATCTTCGGCACGAAACTGACCGGCACCGATATTGCATTGATCGCGATCGTACTACAACTCACAGGTCTGTTCACAACACTAGCGTCAATTGCCACGATTGCCGGTACTGCAATCGGGGTGCTGATTGGAATATTCGGTGGGCTTGCTACAGCGATAACTCTAGGGGCTGCGGCGCTTATTACATACATGGGGTGGTGGCCGCAAGTCAGCGCGGCTGTCGTCACAGCAATCAATATAATGAAGCCCGCGTGGGATGGTTTCGTCCTGGCCTTCCAGAATGGGCTGGTAATACTAACGCCAGTGTGGAGCGGCTTCGTTACAGCATTCCAAAACGGATTGGCAATACTGAAGCCCGTATGGGACGGGTTCGTTGCGGCATTTGTGAACGGCCTCGTGATTATTGGAAACGCGGCAGTAGCAGCGTGGCCCGTGGTCAAAGCCGGATTCGAGGCACTCATTCCTGTCATCAATGCGGTGTGGGAGGCGCTCAAGATAGGCGGCAGCATCATCGGTGAAGTAGCCAGCAACTTCCTGGCGGGCCTCGATATCATTATCGGCGGCATCCAGAACGTGATCGGTTGGCTGAAGGAGGCTTGGGAGTGGACCAAGAAAGTCTTCAGCGGGTCGCCCGAAGTAGGCGGGAGCGTCGGTGGGTTCGCCAGCGGCGGCTATGTCAACGGGCCGGGCAGCGCGACGTCGGACTCGATCCTGGCGCGGCTGTCGAACGGCGAGTTTGTCATGTCGGCGAAAGCGGTGAAACATTTCGGTGCGGGTTTCTTCGCCGCGCTCAATTCGCTGCGCAGGCCTCCGGGGTTCGCGGCTGGCGGCCTGCTCGGGCCGAGGCCACAGGTCGCGATGCCGCGCTTTGCCGAAGGCGGGATGGCTGGCCGCGATCTCGGGACGCTGACGCTGGCGTTCGGTGGTCAGTCGGTGCAGGTCATGGCCGCGCCGAGTGCGGTTGAACAGCTAACGCGCTTTGCCACGATATCGGGTCAGCGTCGCGCCGGGCGACGGCCGGGCTGGGCCTGATGGCAACGCGCTGGACGCTGCTTACCATCGACGGCATCTCGTTCGAGGAATGGGCCGCGCGCTCGATCGAGATGTCGCTTGAGCCGATCGGCCAGGCGGCCGACATGCGGCGCGACTGCCTCGGCGAGCTGGTCGACGTGGCGCTGCCGCTGTTCCGCAAATACAAAGTCTCGATTTCCTGCACCGACTTTGCCGCGCCGGAACTGACCGACGTGTGGCCCGGCAAGTTCGTTACGATCGAATGCGTGCGCGGGCTCGGCGTCACCAATGACACCGCTGGCGAGCAACTGGTGATCGACTGCCTGGTGACCAGTTGGAGCACGTCGGTCGAGGACCGGCTCGCTGACGTTTCGTGGCAACTCGACGCCGAGCAGGTCTGATGCGCGGCGACATCTTCTTTGCCTGGGTCGATCCGGACGAGACCGAGTTTCTCGAGGAGCACGAACGGTATGACGAGAACGTGTTCTCGTTCCGGCTGGAGCACAACGAGGGTGACTTCGCGACGCTTGAGCTCGAAGTGCGGCGGCCGCGCAATGAGGCGGGCAACCCGGTCGGGCTGCTCGCGCCCGGCCGCAAAATATGGGCGTGGTTTGCGTTCGACTGCGGCACCGATCTCGTCAAGTTCTTCGGGCGCCTGGTTGGCGTGACGAACAACGTGCTGCCCGAGGTGGTGAGCATCCGGTTCATTGCCCGGCCGATCGATTTCGCCGACCAGAAGGCCGACCTCGCCGAGTCGCTGCGCGTGCTGCCGAACTACGATCCGATCTTCATCGACGAGTCCCGGCGGGACGATCCTGACGCGGTGCTCGAAGGCTATTCCAAGATCTGGGCGATCGATCGCGAGACGCACGAGGTGACGGTGTCGGACATCCTGATCGGCGAGGACACGTCGATCTCGCTTGGCCCGCACGAGATGGACTTCGAAGGCCTCGACATGGCGCCGGCCGGCGTGCCGCTGACGTCGGTGCATGTCAGCGCGGAGATGACCTGGACGCAGTTGGCGCGGGGTACGGTGTCGTTCACCGAGTACATCGTCAGCAACTGGCCGAACGAGGGCGAGGCCACCGGGGATGCCGAGCTTGCCGCCAGCGGCATTATCACGTCGTGGACCTTCGGCGCCGACAACTGGCCGCAGAACGGCACGAGCCTCGGCGACGGCTGGCAGGCCGCGAACTCATCTGCCATCGATCTGTATGACACAAACGTGCAGACCAAGTCGTCGACCGACAAGATCACTATCAAGTGGTGGGACGGCGAGACGACGACGCAGGAGTCGAGTGTCTCACAAGATTATCTGCCGATAGAGCCACCCGGTTCATATCGATTGGGCGATGTGATGACCGAGAACGAGTCGGACTCGAAGCTCGGCGACTGGGAATTCAAGCTCTTCGGTGCAAGCCAGCCGATCGTGTCATGGTCGCGGCGCTATTCCTCGACCGACCAGGTCGTCATTCTCAAGCACACCAAGCCGACGCTGGACGCTGCCTATGACAGCAACCGCAATCTGACCGAGCTTGTCTCGTTTGTGTTAACGGCAGACATGCAGCCGATCCTGACCGAGCCGGGCGACCAGGAGACGATGCGGATTGACAATCTGCGCTCGGTCAACCTCAGTGACCCGCTCGGCGAAGACACTGGCGGTGAGCTTCCGATCGGCGATCCGCGTCGGCGTTCGTACATCACCACCGATCGCGGCCAGCAAAGCCTGCAATACATGATGGCGGTTGCGCGTGCGCATCTGCGCAAGAAGGCGCGGGCGGTCGAGCTTACCATCTCGCCGCGGCTCGGGCGTTTCCCCGAGATGTCGTTGCGCAAGAGCATCGAGGTGAACGACCCGCGCCTGCCGGACGGGTCGGCGTTCGGCAAGATCATCAACTACTCGATGGCGCTCAACGGCGACGACGGCAAGCTGCAATGTCGGGTCAAGATCGGCTGTCCGATCGGGCGCGGTGGCACGGTCACCACGATTAATGGTGACCCGGTCTATGTCGAGGAAGGCTACGTGCAGCTCGGCTATCAAGCCTACGAGGGCCGCACCATCCTGTTCGACGAGGCACTCGGCTTCACGCCGCCGGTCTTCAATCCACAAGATGACGGCATCGATTTCCTTGCAGGGCTGAAGGCCGAGGACGTGCTCGCGGAACCGTTGCAGCCGACTTACAGCACCGCCAATCCAGCGGCGCGGACTAGCAAGCGGGCAACGGCCAGGGCGGGCGAAGACGAGAAGACATACCAGGAGCAAGCCAACGAGTACCTGCAGGCACGCGCCGAAGCCGAGAAGGCGCGGCTCGATGCCGATGCGACCAGCGTGCGCATGAAGCTCAAGTCGATGACAGCGGCATTCTCCAGTCCGTATGAGATCACGACTACCGTGATGAAGGTGCCAACCGGCTTCAATCTGGAGTCAACCGGATGAGCGACCTTACTCTCACCGTTCGTCAGGAACTGCCGTTCTCGCCGTTCCCGGTTGTAAAGCCGCCGCCAGCGCGCACGCGACCGGAAGTCGATAACACCGGGTGGGCGGTGTTCGCGGGCGGCTCGTCCGAGATCAAGGACATCAAGTATCAGTACAACGCGAGTTTCTCGCGCTCGATGGAGCAAGAGAAGACGCGCATTTCCGATCATGTGCGGGTGAAGCAGAAGACGAAAGACCCGGCTACCGGCAAGGAAGAGGTCAACGAGGAAAACTATATCGATGTCGCGGTGCCGAAGGAAATCCAGACGGTCAATGATGCCGATGGGACGGCGAAATACTACAAGTACAACGAGCCATATGTGTATGACGTGCCATCCAACGTCGAGCCGTTGAAGTACGACGTCAGAGAGGAGAACAAGGGTTATGTCGATCCCGACATTACCAATCCTGGCACCGTAGGCAGGGCGGCGCCGACGCGTCGCAGGAACATCCGGCGCTTTTGATGACCATCACCTATCGCACCGCAGGACCCTGGGGGCCGGGCCAGGGCGCCGATCTGACGGCCGCGCAGGTCGACACCAATTTTTATGACCTGCTGCAGCAGATCGACATCATCAACGAGGATATGGCGGGCGGCGTTCTGATCGATGCCGCCGATCCGGTTGACGTCTCGGCTGCATTCTTCAAGTTCAATTTCACCGATGGCTCACAGTCCGAGCCGATCCTGCTTCCAGTCGCGACGTTCACCCCGGCGGGCGAGTGGACTAACAGCACGCCATACGCGCGTTACAACGTCGTCACGGCGCGCAAGTTCGGTACGTTCCTGGTGCTCAAGGACCACGTCACGCCAGCGCCGCCGGCGACGTTCGATCCGAATGCCACCCAAGACGGCCAGCCGCTCTATCAACTGCTCGCGCCTTATCTCGACGTCTACTACGATATTGCGATCTCGGTGCCTGGACCGGTGCAGCGCGGCGCTGGCGAGCTGCTGGCACAAGTGCCGGTCGCACGCGCGTTCCATGTGCTGACCGGCGCCGGTGATGCGTTCGCCTACCTCGATACGGCGATTGGCGACGTCACCGCCGGCAACAACATCGTGATCGCGATCGAGCGCAACCGCGAGGAGATCGGAACGATCACATTCATTGCCGGCGACGACGATACGGCTGGTGGACAGCCGGCGGCGATCGACTGGCCGGCCGATGTCTATTTCGTGCAGGGCGACATTATCAGTTTCCGTACGGTGGCGTCGGACGACGCGACGGCGTCGGATCTGGCTATAGCCATTCCAGGCGTGCGCGATGACATCTAAGCCCCCGCCGGTTCGTCGGGTGCCGACCAAGGCTGCGGCCGAGCCGCGCGCTGATGGTGGCGGTGGTTCTGTGACCGTGGTGTTCACCTATGGTCCATTGAACCGCATCATCAATGTTCACTGGACCGGCGGGTTGGCCGTCGAGTTCTTCGACAGGGAAACATGAGCTATCTTGTCCTGTCCAATGGCATCCCGGATTTTTCCAAGGCCGTGATCTCGCTCTGGTTCAGGGTGCCGCAAGCCACCATCGATGCGGCCACGGCAGCTTATTCGGAGGCCATCACGCCGAGGCCACGCTTCAACGGCATCATTCCGCTGATCGTGTTCGGCCCGTCGTTCAAGACCAAACGGTTTCATTTTCCGATGGTGCTGTTGGGTGGCGGCTACACCGAAGTGTTTCAGACATATACGACCCGCTGCCAGTACGAAACCACAGGAACCTCGCTTGTCCAATACAGCGGATCGCAGTGGAAGTTCACCGGCGAGGAATATGACGATATCGACCCATCGTATATCGGCATCGATTGCTCGAGGGCCTGGGATGTGGACAAGCCGCTGTTGTCCGTCAACATTCAAATGCAGGACTTCGCGACATTGAAAGGAGCATGGCCTATCGCAACAAAAACGACCGGACCAGACACATTGATCAGGCAAGGCAAACCAAACCCATATTCCGGGTGCACCATTCCGCCGACGAAGCCGAACGGCAGTCTTGTGCCGACAAGAGATGTCACGTTTACGACTGCGTACGGAAGCGGCGCGTCTGTGGTCATGGGGGCAAGGCCCGAGGTGTTCCGAACCCTCAATGCGCGGCCCGGACAGCTTGCGTTCCAGGAGATCGACACGCAGCCCGACACGCCGCTGGGACAAGAGGTGACGCCGGATAAGTGGCATCATCTGCTGTTGTCGCTTGATTTTAGTTTGGACTGCACGACGCAGGGACTCAGGTTGCCTTCGGGCAGTCCGATCCCGCCGCAGGGTACGCAAGGAGCACGCACCACAAGCGCGTGCAAGATGTGGCTGGCCTATGACGACGTCAATCTGGTCGAGAAAAATCTGTCCTGCTACTGGCCGACCGGCCACAGTGATCCGAATTTCCTGCTGACACAGAACGCCTACTACATAGCGTCAAGCAGGACCTTTCCAACCAGCCAAACCAGTGACGATGATTTTGGCAACTTGATTACGGTTACCAACACATATGATGTCCCGAGTTGCGATTACGTTCCGGCTCAGATACCGGCCAGCGCCTATCCGCTCGGGTTGCCTGGCACGAATGTGTATTCGAGCAAGGTTCTCAATTGCGAGATGGCCGAGCTGCAGATCTTCACCGGCGTGACGCTGGAAACCGGCAACGTCAACAATCGCCGGGCCTTCATCGCCGCAGAGAAGAAAGCGGACGACACGCCGACCGGCTTCCTGGTTCCTGCCAAGCCGGAAAGCGCCGAGCGGTTGATGGGGAAGCGGCCGGCAATCCTGCTGCATGGACAGGATAACTGGATCAAGGGCAAGAACACCGGGTCGCTGGGGAAGGATGGCGCCGGCGAGATCATTCCATCCGGCCAGTTCCATCCCACCGGCCGGATCGTGAAATATAAACCCGACCCGAAGATCACCGCCGGGGCCGCAGCCGCGATGATGTCGCCTCGTATCGAGATGACGGCCGATGTTCGTCAGTCTGGTTAGCCTGCGCGGGCGTCGGGCGGCGATCGCGGCTGACCTCGAGGAGACCGCCGAAGCGCTGGACTCGCCAGGCATCGGCAACATTGTCTTCGCGACGCTGATCGACGATCCCGCCAATGTTTACGACTTTGTCGACGCCTTCACCGGCGAGCTGCTGCATGAGGCGGCAAGCGCGAACGACAGTTGCGATACCGGACTGCTCTACGACCTGGCGATTGACGAGCCAGCGACTGCAGTCGATGCCTTGTCTGTTCGTGAAGCTGAGACCGTTGCTGCGGATATGGTGGAAGCGGCAACTGCCAGCGATACGCAGACAGGGGAATTGGTTGGCGACAATTGGAATCCAGCGGACAAGTCGGCGAATGTCACGCTCAGTAATGCCAACCTGACGGCATCTGCGTCATCCGCGACCCAATGCGCTGTACGAAGCCAACGCAAGATAGCGAGCGGCAAATACTATTTCGAGGTGACGAGTACGGGGACGATTACAAACAGTGGCGTTGGCATTGCAACGGCTGCAGCTAATCTGAGCAATGTCCATTCGACTGTTTCATTGGCGGCCTTTGTCAATATTGCCAATGGCACCACATTCTTCAATGGCTCTTCCGTTGGCCAGTCATGGCCTGTGGGCGCACTTACTGCGGGTGACGTCGTCTGTCTTGCCATCGATCACCCCAACCAGCGACTTTGGTTTCGAAAAAACGGCGGCAACTGGAACAATTCCGGCACCGCCAATCCGGCAACGAACACAGGCGGGTTCAACATCTCGGCAGTGTTCACGGCTACGAATACATTTGCATTGGTCACGTTCGCCAGCACAGGTCTCAATCATACCGCCAACTTCGGTGCAGCAACTTTTGCGCAAACCATGCCGAGCGGGTTCTCGGCCTGGAACAGCGGTGCAACGTAACACTTTCCGAGGCTAACTTTGCCTTACAGTGAAAGCGCGCTCTACGTCGACTCTATCGCGCATGCTGCTGTGACGCAGTTTGCGGTCAGCACAGCGTACACGGTCGGGCAGGTCCGGCGGCAGTTGGCCGCGCCGACTGCGGGCAACGAGCGGTGTTTTATCTGCATTGTCGCCGGCACATCGGCGGGCTCCGAGCCGACTTGGACGGTCACCAAGGGCGCCAAAACTGTTTCCAACACTGCGACGTTCCAGGAATGCACTGCGCTGCCAGCGGTCAACGGCGATGTTGCCAACACGCCGGCATGGGCCGCCAGCAAGGGCAGCATTGCGCTCGGCGTCATTGTCAAGAACACGGCGGCGAGCCACTACTTCATCTGCACGACAGCGGGCACGGGTGGCACTGGCAGCGAGCCATCGTGGAATACGACAACGGGTGCGACGACCACCGACGGTTCGGTGACGTGGACCTGCATCGGTGCGGTGGGCAGTTTCACCACCCGCTGGGCTGCAGCCGCCAAGATGCTGGTAAACCCGGTATGGAGCGGATCGAGCTGGCTGATCAATGCCGGCATGACCGTCTACGTCGGCGATGATCACAGCGAGAGCACTGCCAGCAACTTTGTGCCGGCATTTGCCTGTCAGGTGCTCTGCGTCGACCATACCGCTGCTTTCCCGCTCGGCTCGGGAAATCTGATGACGACGGCGCAGGTCAACCTCACCGGAGCTACGATATTCTGGAACGCTGCCGTCAATGGTTATGTCTACGGACTGAAGATAATCGAGACCGGGACGAGTTCACCTACTGCCGGTCCCATCGGGGCGGCGCGTGTGCTCTATGAACAATGCCTCTTTTCGTTCTCTGGATCGACCGCGAGCCTGCGGTTTCTCATCGGCGACACCGGCAATGCCGGCGGGACTTTCGAAGCCAGATCCTGCACATTCAACACTGGCGCTGCGACCCAGTCGGTACAGGTTCACGGCAACACCAGGCTCGAGAACTGTTCGCTGACCGGGTCGTTTGGTGGTTCTGGCAACCAGATTTTCTCCGGTGCGGGAACGCTCGTGAACGTCCTTGCCGAAGGCTGCGACTTCGCAACCAATGTATCGAGTGGCGCCAATCTTGTTGGGTCAGGCGGCGGCGGCCAGCCCATTGGCTACATACAATTCAAGGACTGCAAGATCCCGTCGACGCTGACGAGCGTGTTCCGTGGCGGTCCGGCCGGCATGGGTACTCTCATGATCGAATTGATGCGCAGTGACTCTGCCGCAAGCACATATCGCAACGAACGTTATTCGCGCTTGGGCGCGCAAGTCACTTCGACGAGCGTGGTGCGCACCGGCGGTGCGGCCGATATCGGGACGGCCGTTGCGCACAAGATCGACACCACGGCCAATGCGCTTGATCCATACACTCGGTTCGAGGCAATGCCGTTAGCGGTTTACAATGAGACGACCGGCGCCGATCGGTCGGTGACGATCTACGGCCTGGCGGTTGACAGCCGCGTGCCTACGGATGGCGAGGTGTGGTTTGACGCGGAGTATTTGGGTGCGTCGGGCAGTGTGCAGGGCTCATACAACCGCGGCTACAAGACCAGCGTCCTGGCGAGCGGGTCGGCGCTGACGGCTGATACATCGGCCTGGGACAGCATGGCGACCGCGCGGGCCAACAGCACGGCCTATGTGGTAGGCGATGTCCGCAAGGTGGCAAGCAACACGGGGCGGGTATTTGCATGTATAGCGGCCGGAACAAGCGCGGCGAGCGAGCCGGTGGCGGCTGCGGCATCAAGCAACACATTCAGTACGACCGACAAGACGGCCAACGCCGGCCTGAGCAACGGAAACTTGACTGTAACAATCAGCAACATCTCCAACGGTGGCGCGCGCAGTGTGTATGGACAGGTTGCGAGCAAATTCTATTTTGAGTTCACAGTTGCATCGACGTCGAACTGTTCTTTTGGGATTGCGCCTTCGTCGGCGTCGCTTACGTCGGGCAATACCGCTAGCATGTTCACGATAGCGCCGACCAACGGAACGATCAGTTTCAACAACGCAAGCACGGGCATCAGCTTCGGTGCTCTTTCGGCCGGGCAGGTTGTATGTATCGCCATTGACATGGAGAACAAGCGCGGATGGATGCGTATCAATGGCGGGAACTGGAACAATAGCGCGTCATATAATCCGGCGACGAACGTGGGCGGCGTCGATATTTCGTTTATTTTTACCGGCAGTGTTGTTGCATATGTCGTGTTCATTGGCGGCTTTACCGGAGCCAATGCTACTGTCAATTTTGGTGCGACGAGTTTTGCCCAGAGCATACCGAGCGGCTTCGCGGCGGGCCCTGCGTTGTGGGGATATGCAACCGCCATTGATGGTGATGCTGTGGTTGATGGCACCGCAACTTTCCGCACCGCATGCCGCTTCAAGCAGACCCTGACCCTCTCCAGCCCGCAGCCGCAGCTCGCTGGATACTTGTATGCATATCCCAGGTTCAGCCGCGCGTCGCAGACGTATTACTTGGACCCCTTAGTCGTCCTTTCATGAGAGGGCGCGTCAATGTATCCTCTACAGACCATCCACGGTGAATACGACATCCGATCGCATCTTCCGTTAAGCCGACGATTTTTGCCCAGTCTCTGATGCAGTGTGTCTGACCGTTATAGGTAAGGAAATGAGTGCGTCGGTTATTTCGTTGTTGCTCGACGGCAGTGGCCCAGCGGCAATTATCGGGCGAGTATCCTGTGTCGTTGTCGATGCGATCAATTGTGTGTTTAGGCGTTGGTCTGCGGCCCATGTCGGCGAGGAAGTTGGCGTAAGTCAGCCATCGTTCGCAGACAGTGATCCCTCGACCACCGTAATTCTTGTAATTCCAGATGTTTGGATCGTTGCACCGTCGACGCATAGTGCACCATGCACGCCATTCAGGTGAATAAACGTCGCCATGGATAGTCCGACCTTGGCGCTGCATTTCATGATGCATGCAGCCGCACGATCGGTTGCGTCCTTGCAGTAACTGGCAGGCTCTAAAAATTCGTTCCGTTCCACAATCGCAACGACAAAGCCAAGTACTTCCCGTGCCGCGTCGATAAATGCGTTTGATAACAAGCAAATAACTAAAGCGTTGGCCTGCTACGATATGTTTGGGCATGAGCACCTCCTCGCTAAAGGTTGCTTCTGTCAAGTGGCGGTCGGGTGCATCAACATCCGACCGCTGCGCCAATAGCACATCCCTCTCATAGGAGACACGACCATGCCTGAGGAACGCGCCCACGCGCGCGAGCACAATGATGCGTCTGTGGTCCGCGGCAGCGGCATGGACGAGGCGGCCGATGCGCACGGCCGCTACGAGATCGAATGCCTCGGGCCGGATGGCAGACTGAAATGGCGCGAGACGATCGATAACGTCGTCTGTACGGTCGGCAAGAACTTGGCCTTGGACACGTTTCTGGCGGGTGCCGCCTACACCGTCACCGGTCCATACATGGGGCTGATCTCGTCGACCTCGTACTCGGCGGTCTCGGCCGGCGACACAATGACCTCGCATGCCGGCTGGCTCGAGGCCGGCGGCACGAACAATCCGACCTACACCGGCAACCGCAAGACGGCGGTATGGGCGGCTGCCGCGTCGGGATCGAAAGCGTTGTCGCCTGCGCTGTCGTTCGCGATCACCAGCAGTGGCACCGTCAAAGGCGCATTCATGGTCTACGGCAGCGGCGCGTCGGCAACCAAGGACAACACCGGCGGCACGCTGTGGTCGGCCGGCACGTTCACCAGCGGCGACAAGGCGGTGCTGTCGGGCGACACATTGAATATTAATTTTTCGACAAGCCTATAGGAGGCGGCCATGCTCGCGATGGCAATCCAGGTCTTGTGGTTCCTGATCGGCATTGTCATCCTTGCGGGCGTCGTCTGGCTCGCGATCTACATCATCGAGACGATGATCCGGCCGATCCCTGAGCGTGTGAAACAAGGCGTGTGGTTGATCGTGCTGTTGCTCGCGCTGATCTTCCTGCTCACTGCGCTGATGGGCGGCGGCGTCCCACACATATTTCGATGACGACGTGCCGCTGCCGCGTCCGCGCCCGCCTGAGCTCGATCAGCCGGTGATCGTGGCGCCCGAAACACGATGACACGCAGTGAGAACGCTGTGGCTGCCAGTGTCGATCGTGCTGGCAACGTGCCTGTTGCTGCCGTCCGCCACGAGCCAGAACACCAGCCGCGACCAGGTCTTCGCCGATCTCGAATGGGGCGAGCGGCTCAACGCCGTGCCATGCATGGACGACGCGACGCGCAATCGCATCAAGAGCATCCTGTTGCGCGCCATCGATCGGGCGCTGATGGAGCACACCATTACGATCTACGACACACTGCTGAAGGACAAGACCGGGCAGCCGGCACGTGCACGCACCGGCATGAGGCACGGCATCAATGTCTGGCTGGCCGGGCGCGCTCTTGTGCAGGACTGGGACCCAGATCCATGCCCGGACCCGTGATCGATCACTTCGTTCGGCGCTTCTTCATGCTCTGAAGGTTGCGTTCAATCCGTTCATTCCGATCCTTTTCGTATTGGCTAATGCATTGGCAGAGCAGGCGTTCATTCTTGGATGCTTCACTGCCATTGCTCTCAATTTTTGCTGCAGCCGTGCGCGATGCGTATGTGACGATCAACGCTAAGTAATGCTGTTCTGAATTGAAGTCGCTATCCGCGTCTGTCTTGCCTTCTACATGCGGCCAGCGGATTTCTAGGCCGTCTTGCATTGCCGCGTCAGCATCATGCCAACTGCGTCCGCCGACATCTTGGCAAAGCTCGTTTGCTTCCTTCAATTGCCTTGCCAAGTCCATTGTCCGGCCGGCACCTGCCATGATGCGCAATAGATTGGCGGCTAGCCTAGAGATCGCTATCTCCAACTTTTCAGTTTGCCATTTCTCGCGCCGAGCAGTGGCGTCTTCCGTAGTCATCAGCGATCCCCTTCCTTCAAATTTAGGTGTCGCCAGATCCTTCGCGACTTGATTGCTTGGATCGTTGAAATTGAAACGCCGTATATCTCGGCGATGACGTGATGGGCTTGGGTATTTCGCCTGATTGATATCACATCGCTGGGGTTCAGTTTCTGCCGCTTGTCTTGCCGTCTATTGGCGATCTGCACTTTCACCGTAGCCCATCGGCAGTTCTCCGGCGAATATGGGCCATCATTATCGATACGGTCCAGCGACGTTCCCGGCGGACGTTCGCCCATGTCAGTGAGAAAATTTTCGAATGCAAGCCAGCGTTCGCACACGCCAATGCCACGCCCGCCATAATCAGCATAGCCAGGCAAATTCTTATTGCGGCATCGACTGAGCATCGCCGCCCAACTATTGTATGTTCTGCTTCGGTTGCCCTGCGGATGATGCCCGTGCTTTGTGTGCGGTCACTGGAAGTCCCGCTTCTCGACTAGCCGTCCCGTCCTGACCGGGGCGGCTTTTTTGTGCCTTCAGGCGTGTGGTAGGCGAGAGAGCACGTCGAGCATGAGCCGGGCGAGAATGCCAAACCCGCCGAGCAGCAGCACGATGGCCGTGCCGGTCATCCACTTCAGCAAAAGCAGATCGGCCTCGATCTTGGCGAAGCGGTTCTCGAAGCCCGCCATCGTCTCGGCGGCCTTGCGGGCCTTCTCCTCGGGCGCGCCTGCTGCGATCAGCGCGTCGTAGAGTTCAGAGATCATGATCGCCATTGAGGTTCCCCAACCTTGCGTTTGTTAGTAGATCTCCTTCGTGACCAACTGAATGGCCTGTTTCGTTTCTGCGCACCAGACCAGCGCTCCATCCTTCTTGTATTGTGCCAACAGATCGGCTGTTTGAGTTTTCATGGCTTGCATGGAAACATGGCCGGAAGATCGTTCGGCCAGGCTCATGACTGCCTTCGGCAAGGTTTCACACTTGCTGTCGTACAGGGCTATCAACACGATAATGCGTGCCGCAGCGGTGTCGGTAACCTGCGCTAGCGTAGTTGATTGAGCAGGTTCGGGCTGGGCGACAGGGACGCTCGGCTTCGTTTTCGCGTCATACGGCTTCAGCAAGTCGCTCCAGGTTTGCTTGTTGGATTGTGCGACCGCACCAGGCGCGGTCAAGCACGCAGTCAAGCTAATCGCGGTGAGCAATCGTATCATTGTTTCCTCTCCGTATGAGGGTGCCGGACGCAGGTGCGGCCGGTACGGACCCGGCTGTTCGGGAGCTACCCTAACCGCGTCCGGCAGGACGGAACCAACCACGGGTGCCTACGGGGTGCAAGGCCGTAGTTTCGCGTAGCCGCCGCTGGCGCGTTTTCTGGGCTAGGGCTGCTGTGGTACCTGTCGCCGCTGAAAATCGCTGGCGCCGGCCTCCGCCGCGCTCTGGCCGGTATCCCACGTCAAGAGATCGTCGTGGGGAAGCCTTGGATATTTCTTCCGGACAAGCGCACGCGCTGCGTCTCTGGCTCTGGTCAAGTTGACCATGTCGGAAACTTCGCCGTCCGGCCAGTGGATGCGCCACATGGCGGGGTACTTCTCGTCGGGCAGAACGCGGGCCAGGACCTTGCCGCTTTTGCCATACCGGAGGGCGTATCGTATGCGTTTCACGTGAAGCCCCCAAAGTTCATGCCGCAACCTTCTCATGCCATTCGCCGAGGGAAACGAGGCGGCGCTGGTACGACAACGTTGGTGCTGGAGACCCACTACCAATGTTATCGGACCTTGCAAGCCGTTGTTCTGCAATGAGTTTTTCATGTCCGCCGGTTGGCGGGCTGAGATTGACGCCGCCAGTGAGGGCCTCGCTGAATAGCTCGACCTCGACATCGTAGGCGGCGCGCGGTGCGGTTTCCTTGACTACCACTCGGCCAACCATGTTGCGGAAGGCCATGCGGATGCCGACGCTCATGTCATCGAGATCGACAGGCAATTGCTCGATGAAGTTCTGGCAGAAGGCGAACGCCTTGGGATGTAGGCCGACCGGCTTGATATCGTTTTTTGCGCTCGCCTCGCGCTCCCGTAGGTGGGCGCGTTCGTCGAGGAGCGGGCCAGCGATTTTCTTCACGTCTTCCTCGGCGAGGATACCCTTCACATAGCCGGTCTGGACTCTGGTCAGTTCGGCCTCGATGTCGGCCAGCCGCTTTTGCGTCTTGCCGAGCTTCTTGCGCATGCTTGCCGCCAACTCGTTCCAGCGGGCGGTGTACGTCTCCAGCTGCGCCTCGATCAGTTTCTTGTCCTTGAACTTGTCGCGCAGATACTCCCGTACGGAACTCTGTACCATCTTGGTATCATAGGACTTGGTGTGTGAGCAGCCGAAGCCCTTGTGTGCCGACGAGCACCGGTAACGGCCGTCACCTCGACCAAAGGCCAGGATCATGTGGCTGCCGCACGTTCCGCAATACACCAGGTCGGCGAGCGGACGGCTGTTGCGCGACGTGGGCTGCCGCACTCGTCGGCCCTTTAGGTCCACGATGTTGTTCTGCACTGCACGGGCGTCGGCGCGCGCATGCGCTGCCTGCCAAAGGTCGTCGGGCACGATGCGGTAGGCGGGCACGTCGATCACGAGCGGCTCTTCGGTTGGCGGGCGCGCCACGCGTTTGCCGGTCGCGGGATCGAGCGAGTACCGGCCGACGCCCCAGTGCAATTGCCCGAGGTAGGTGCGGTTGCCGATGATGCCGCTGCGCCGGCCGCCGAGCGCCTTCGACATGCCGCCCAGGATCGCTTCGTGCGTCCAAGGCCGCCCGCTTGGCGACGGCACACCTTCATCCCGCAGCCGCTTGGCGATTTCGCGCGGGGACACGCCAGCGACGTATTCGCGGAAGCAGCGCAGGATGATCAGCGCCTCTGCTTCAACGATCTCAAGCTTGCCCTTTTCGCCTTCCTTGAAGCGATATCCGTAAGGCGGCTTCCACATCACCAGCCCGTCCTTGACGCGGCCGGTCATCCCGCGGCGCACCTTCTCGGTCAAATTTTTCATGAAGAACGTGCCGGTCAGCGCGTAGACGCCGATCTCCATCAGCGTGATGGTCTTGCCACCGTTGGCGCTCTCGATGATCTCGACGCCGTAGTGCTGCAGCGTCTGGAACATGGTGTAGAGGCTGCCGCCTTCGCGGCTCAAGCGGTCCATGCTCTCGACGATGATGGTGCGGAATTTGCCGGCCCGCACGTCGTCCATCATCTGTGCGTAGCCGGTGCGGCCGTGCAGCGTGCGGCTCGTCATCTCGGCATCGTTGTAAACCTGATAGACGCTCAGCTGCTTGCGCCTCGCGGCGTCACGGTTCTGTGTCTCCTGGTCGGCGAGGCTTCGCGGGTCTTGCAGGTCGGTCGAGTAGCGATTGTAGATGGCGCAGGCGTTGCTGCCGGAGGCGATCGCGCCGCTGACGACCTTGTCGACCAGTCTCAGCGGGGATTTCATTGTGTGTGCTCCGTGTTACGACGGAGCCGCTTGCGATTAGCTTGTTGAACCGCTGCTGTCTTATCTTCGTCGCGGAAGAGATGGTCGAGTTCTGGGTATTCCAGACGGAACTGACGCTGGCCGGCCTCGTAAGCCAGGTGATAAGCGAGCGCGAGGAGTGGGTCTTTCGGTGGACGGCGGGTCATCGAAGAGGTCCTTCAAGTGCGGGTGCGCCGCCCTGAAGTCTCGCTCTGCTGCTTCCACGGCCAACTGGTAGGCCAAGGCCAGAATCGGGTCCTTCGGCGGGCGACGCGACATTATGCGGTTCCATCAATTAAGCTAGTGTTAACCACTTGCCGTAAGGTCCATTCCACACTGCGGAATTGGCCGCCGCCACGTCGCGCTTGCGGAAGGTGCAGTCACCGCGGGGCATGCGCCTTGGCCTCGAGCCCGGTTTGCAGGTTCATGTTCGCGAGCTTCAGCACGCGAATTTCCTCGCGCAGCCGCGCGATTTCGTCAGCGGCATTCTGACACTCGTCGTCGAGATATTCGTAGTGTTCCATCATTCCGCGCAGCCGCTCGATCTCCTTTGCCATGTCGACGATCAGACTGTCGGCATCGCCTAGATCCAGGTCGTGCATTACGAAATCGCGCGCTCTAGCCACGATGTCGGTCATGGCGCGTCCTCGCGGTCGGCGAACAGGCGCGGCGCGATCCACAGGCCGACCACCGCTGCGGCCGTGAGCCATATCAGCATGCCGAACAGCAATGTGTTCATCGGCGGCATCTCGTGCAGATATTCCGCTGAAGGCAAGGTCAACGTCTGCATCGCCATCCCTTCCATTTTCCGCGAATAACCTCTATTTTTTTCAGACCGTGTCTGGCGCAGATGTTCTGTCGTAGTGATGCGCGTTTCACGAGACGGGCCGGTGGATGCGGTCTAGCAGCCACCTCCACCGGCTTGCCCGTAAGCGAGTGCGCCTCACCTCCTCCCACCTCGTGGATGACGACAGCCGGCGGCAGCGTATGCACCGCGTCCCACCGCCGGCGGAATGTCGCGTCGTCCATCCGGATCATGCGCACGCCTTCGGTTGCGACGGCCACCGGCTTGATCGGCGCCTGTGGCTGCGACGAGCCGACCACGGCGAACACCGCCGCCGGGATCGTCGCCAGCATGAACGAGGCGCGCAGCATCAGTGCAGCCTCTCGCCGTTCTCGTGCGCCTCGCGCACCTCGCGCATGGCGTCGTTGATCATGGTCGCCTCGAGGTCGAGGCGCGTGCCGCGGATCTGGCGGCGGATCTCCTCCACGCCGAGGATCAGGGCTTCCTCGTGGGTGAGGCCGCGATCGATGTGGTCCGCCATGTGGCGGAACAGCAGCTCGATCAGCGCGTCGCGCAGGAACTGGCTCATCATGTGTCCTGCGCCTCCAGCCGCTGCGTGGTGAGGTCGGTTTTTTTCAGTTCCTCGATGCGCTTGACCACGTCGCTCTTGAGCTGGGCGAGCATGCCAGGCGGCCAGGAAATGTTTCGGCGCAACTCGCTCTCGCTGTTCCACTCGACGTTGAGCTCGCCGGCCGTTTCGTAGTCGGCAAGGCTGATGAGCCAGCGTTCCCGGTAGGCCTCGGCCGCAAGGATATCGACGTTCAGCTTGCCAGATGTCTGCGCGTCGTCGTCGACCGATGCGGCGAGGCCGAGCGCGGCCTTCAGCGTGTAGCGCTGCAAATAGGTCACTGCCGAGCCGACCGACTGGGCCGCGTTCTTGTTGCCGCTCTCGTCGCGCGGCGCCGACAGCGTGGTCTTCTCCGAGTGGCCGTCGCGGTGCGAGATAATGCAGGTGACCGCGACGCGCGGCGGGGTGTCGTCGGCGGTGAAGCGGTAGGACAAGCCGTGCCGGCTCAGGATCGGGGCAACCGTGCGCGCCACCTCGGCGAAGTCTTCGTACTGGTATCGGGTGCGCCCGCGGTTGGTGGTGAAGTCGACCTTGCGGTTCTTCTCGATCACCGGGATCTCGGCCTTGGCGTCGGCGAGCGCGGCCTCGAACGCCTTGCGCGCCTGGTTCGCCTCCCACCGTTCCTGCAACCCCATGAGTTTCTCGATCACGGCAATGTCGGCGCCGCTGGTGACGGCGCGCTGCACAAGTTCCATCGGGTGGACGGCGGTGGTTAGTGCGGTCTCTTGTGGTTCGGTGGCGTTCATTGTGGGCCTCATTTCGTGTGAACACTGAGCACCGGCTCGGCGTTGGAAAGTTCCGCGCCGTTCACCGTCTCGCCGCTGTTGATCAGCTTCCGGATCTGGTCGAGCGCTGGCTCGCGTTTGATGCGCCAGCAATTATCCGGCAGCGCGGTCTCGTCAGTGATGATGACCTTTCGCGGCCCGTTGCGGATCGAGAGCGTAGCCTCGTCCAGGACGAGCTTCGGCAGATTGATGTGTTGCATCAGCTTGAACGCCAGCGACCGCATCGCTTCGCCACGCCGCACAAAGCGTTGCCGGCGTTCCTTGATCCGTTCGATCCGGCGGGCGATGCTGTCGGCGCGGTCCTCGGCGTCGGAGATCTCGTCAACGATCCGGTCGAAGCACTCGATCGTGTCGGTCTCGCTCTCGAGCGCGAGCAGCCAGGCTTCCTCATCCGCGGCGATCTCGGGATGCGTGACGCGCAGCGCGTCGATCGCGCGGCGGATGATCTCGGGATTGAGGCGGTCACTCATGGGGGTTTCCCCGAGCGACGCAATGTCGCGCGCCAACTTTTGCCGCGCGTTGCAGCAACCTTTGTCGTTCACGGTTTCTTGTGGTGAGGTGGACCGGCATCGTCGCACATCCGTCGCTTGCCTGTCACAGTCAACCGACGTATCTTATTTCCGGCGCGGAAAAATGCAACCCGTAAAATTTCTATATTGGAAATATGTCCCCCGCGAAATGGAGCCGATTGGGGAGGTGCTACACATGCCGTGGAGTACAAAAGAGTTGAAAGAGGTGGCTACCGACCTCGAGGGCCGCATGCCGCCCGAAGACGCCGATTTCGATCGGGCTGTCGCCTATATGCGTCAATTGAGAAAATGGAAGAACCTGCCCGATCCCGACGATAGCGGCGAGGAGGCAACAACAGACGGCCGGTCGGAGGACTTTCCGTTCCTGGAAAGGGCGGTCGCCTAGTCCGGTTCTGGCGGAAGCGTATTGATAACTTCCGCCGATAGCTGGTCGCGATCTCCGAACAATATGTAGTGTGGTGTGAGGCCCAGCACACGCGCCATGCGGTATGCGAGGCCGGCGTCTATGCCGTGCTTCTTGGTGTGTGCCGTGTCGGTCTTGAGGTACTTGTTTAGATCGCCGGGCCGCATGCCGATCTGCGCGGCGAGTCGGCTTTGTGGCCAACCAAGGATTTCCAAGCGCTGACGTATCCGCCAAGCCTGGCGCTCAAGCGTCATTCGCGACGGTACGCGCTCAGGGCTCATACCGGGATTTCTACGACGACGCGGCATGGTCCCACTATGGGACTACTTTGAAATGCTTGCAAGTTTCCAAAATTGAAATTACACTCTGGTTAGCTCACGCGCAACTTGAACGGTAACGGCATGCCACGTCCGGTGAACAGCCTGGACGCAGCCATCGCTGTGTTCGGTGGATTGACTGAGTTCGCCCGCAAGGTCGGCGTGCGGCCGAGCAGCGTGTGCCAGTGGCGCACGCGCCACGGGAACCGGGTTCCAGCGCGGCACATGCCGGCGATAGAGGCGGCCCTGAAGCGCCGCGGGCTGAAGGCCGGACGCACGCTTTTCGCATTCGCCGAGCCGCGGCGGGGGCCGCTATGACCCGGCACCTCACGACGTTCGACCAGGTGCTGGACGCGCTCGGCGGGATCGGGCCGACCGCGATCCTCGCCGGCACGCTGCAGCGCGTCGTCGGCGAATGGCGGACGAACGGCAAGTTCCCGCACTACACGCGCGGCCGCATGCAGGACGAGCTCGAGCGCCGCGGCTTCACGGCGTCGACGTGGCTGTGGTCGTGCGAGGTGCCGCGGACGACGGCACGCAGGAAGCAGACGGCGGGGTGAGAGCATGAAATCCGCCGTCGCGGCATATCGCAGCGCCCCGATCGTGCTCAAGGCACTCGACCGGCTCGAGCTTGATATCCAGCGCGCGCCATCGTTCGCGAAATTGATGGTGCTGAGTGACATAGCGGCGCGGCTGCAGCAACGATACCAATCGTTGAAACATGTCGCTGACCGGGCCGGCGAGTGCTGGACCGAGGCAGAGACGAAGATCGGCGTCGAGCGCGCCGAGATTGGCACGGCGACCGGAACGCGCGGAACATTGCGCGGTCGTGTGAAGGACAGCACGGGGCGCGGCCGGGGTAAAAATTTATCGGGCGGTACCAAGTTGGTCGCGCCCGATAAGGCTATCCCCACCGATCGCGATCTCGGACTCAGCAAGCGGCTGGCTGCGCGCGCACGCAAGCTGGCCGAGCTTGGCCGAGACGAGCGAAAGGCACTCGAGGCAGAACTCAAGGTGCAGGACAAGGCGATCACGCCGAATGCCGTGCTTGCGCTGCATCGGCTGAAAAACAAACAGAAGCGCAAGGCCGAACTCGTGACTACACGGTTCTCGGCTGACGGTCCTTTCGATGTCGTGGTGATCGATCCCCCGTGGCACGTCGAGAAGATCGATCGCGAGGTGAGGCTCAATCAGGACGCCTTTGACTACCCCACGATGAGCACCGAGCAACTGATCGAGTTTTGGGCGAAGCACGTGAAGCCAAGGCTCAAGGTCGACGTCCATGTGTTTCTTTGGACGACCAATAAATATCTGCCGACTGCGCTCGATCTGCTGAAATCGTTGGACCTGCGCTATGTGCTCACAATGGTCTGGCACAAGGCTGGCGGGTTTCAGCCGGTCGACCTGCCGCAATTCAATTGCGAGTTCGTCGTCTATGCGCGGCTGGGTTCGCCGCTGTTTATTGATACCAAAAGCTTTTTTTGCTGTTTCGATGGTGATCGACGCGAGCATTCGCGCAAGCCGGATGAGTTCTACGACACGATCCGACGTGTGACTGGCGGCAGTCGCATCGACGTGTTTTCGCGCGAAGCTCGCGAGGGCTTTGCTCAGGGCGGGAACGAGCTGGACCGGTTCTTATCAGAGGCGGCGGCCGAATGAGTGATTTTGAAACCGATTATCGATGGCAAATGGAATTCGTGCCGGTGGCGCTGGATATCATCGGCAACGTGCGAATGCCAATCAATACGTTTACTCAGTCACTGGTGGCACCGCGTGAAATGGATATCAAGCGCAATGCGGACTTGTTGCTTGTGCCGTTCGGCGGCAAGACCATTGCGATGCGGATGCGTCGGCCAGGCTACTTCAGACGATATGGATTGGACATCACAATCCGCAGTGAGCGACGCATAACTAAGGCGGAAACGGAACTGTCCAAACTGCGTCGTGGGCTCGGCGACTGGTTCTTCTATGGTCACATCGAACACGGCTGGTCGCCATGATCAAGCAGTTCCTGCGCCACTGGGTTTTGTTGGATCTTGCCGTGTTTCGACGCTGGTTGACTGACGCCCGGATTGAGCACGCACGGGTGATAGACAATCAGGACGGGACGTATGGACGGGCATTTGATCTGCGCAACATTGATCCCGCTGCGACAATTGCCACAAGCGAGACGATGCAGACCGCGTTGGAATTTGGAACGGATGCGATAGAGCCATTGGCGACGGCCCCGCCGCGTTGTTTGCGGCCAGCGCCCAGTCTTACCGATCTTGTTGCCAAGCATGGCGGATACAATCGCATTCCGGTTGATGCGTGGGAACGACATCTGCGTGATGTCGAGGCATGGAAGCGCGATGTTCGGTTGGGCAATGCTGAAATTGAAATCAGTCCGCCGAAGGTGTGGAAGGCATCATGAGTGATTCATTTGACGTAATAGATTGGATGGTCTCCGAGGAAGGTCAGCGCGAAATTAAACAGCATTACGCCAATGAACGCGCCCGGTATCACGCCGCCAGGTTTCACCGTGATGCACATCGGCATGACGACCGTATCCCATATGAGACCCGACTTGCCGTTCTGCAGCGCGCCGACGAGCACTGCGAAAACTGCGGACGTTTTATCGCCGTCGGCTTCACGGCGTGTCTTGAATTGCACCACCTGACCTACGAGCGCGCCTATCACGCTGAATTACCGGAGGACCTGATGGCACTCTGTCGTGAGTGCCACGCAGCCACGCATGGGATGCGTGCATGACCTGATTGCCTCGGGAGGGCTCATGACACCACCGCGCACCGACCTGTGGAGCGAGGAACGCGAGCGGCGGCTCATCGCATTGGTGGCGACCGAGCGGCGTGTGATCGATGTGGCGGAAAAGCTCGGCTGCACCAAGAACGCCGTGATCGGCAAGATCGGGCGGCTGAAGCGCGCCGGCGTGTTGCGTGAGACGCACTGGCTGTGGTCTGCGGACAGGAAAGGGGCCGAGGTGCGCTGGCCGCGGTTACGGCGCCGTTCGCCGCGCCCGCGCATCAAGCCGGAACCGCCACCACCGAAGGAACCGCCGCCGATGACCCGCCCGCCCGAGCCATGGGAGCCGCATCTGATCCCGGCCTTCCCGATGCGGCAGCTCACGATCATGCAGCTCACCGATCGCACGTGCCGCTGGCCGGTGGGCGATCCCGGCACGCCCGGTTTCTTCTTCTGCGGCAACGATACCCCGGTCGAGCGGCCGTACTGCCCGGTGCACCACAAGGCCGCGCATGGGTGATGTCGATGACCAAAAAACCGTGGATGCCACTCTACATCGGCGATTATCTGCGGAAGACCACGCACCTCGATGCGACCGGTTCGGGCGCCTACCTGCATTTGATCATGCATTATTGGGATCATGGCAATCTACCGGACGACGACCGTGAGCTTGCCAGGATTGCCAAGCTGACACCGCGACAGTACGCAAAATTGCGTCCGTCACTGATCGCGTTTTTTCAGCCGGGTTGGCGACACAAGCGCATTGAAGATGAACTGCAACGGTTTGGGGAAATTAGCGAAAAGCGTTCTCGCGCCGGCATCATTGGTGCAGCTCAACGTCAAGCAAATGCTAAGCGTTTGCTTAAGCCGGGCCATACACAATCACCTAAGAATATTACTACTACTGAGACTGTACCGCGTAGCAAGGAAGAGGCCAGCCGACGTAAGGAAGGAAATGGAACCGAGCGCAAGCTCGAGCCAACAATCCAATTGGTCGAGCATGAGCGCAAAAAGGGGCATGGCGCATGAGCTACTGGGCCGCAATGTATACCGACGTGCAAGCCGAGCCGCTTGCGCGTGCCAAGATCGAAGCACAAGGCTTTGGGACATTCCTGCCCTACTATCAGCACGGCACCTGGCGCGCCGGCCGATTGTATATGCGGGAAAAGCCGTTGTTTCCGCGCTATCTGTTCGTGCATGTCCCGCACGATGCGGTCTGGTCGAGCTTGGTCGATACGGACGGGGTCCATCACGTTCTGCTGGCCGGTGATGCGCCGGCGCGAATACCTGAGCAGGAACTGGCCGAGGCCATGCTTGCGCACGCTGACGGCCGCCACAACGTGATTGCGCCACGTCGTGATCTTCGTGGCCGGTTTCGCAAACGGCGCAGGCGAAGGCGGCGTCCCCGCCACGGGAAAGTTGCAACCGGGAAACCTTGTGGTATAAGCCCGCCAGGTTCCCCGCAGCACGCTACGGGTTGAGCCTTAGGGCGCTTCCACACACAAGTGCCCGCAAATGCGAAGCATTGCTTAGTTCAATGCGCCACGTTCGCCCACACGATCACCACCACGATCACGCAGAACACCACCACCACACCGGTCCAGTACCACTTCTCGAACTCGCCCTGGCCACATCCTCATGCGCGACAAACACCGCGACCTCATGCTGATCGAGATAGCACGCGCGCTCGAGCTGCTGCTCGCCGAGATGGCAAGCCAGCCAACCGCACGCAACAGTGCCGACCTCGTCGACACCGCCGGCGTTCTCGCCGATGCACGCATGACCTTCGCACAAAACTACGAATGAAACTGCGCACCCTCGCCCCACTCGTGCGGAAAGCCGATGCTCGCACCACACCGCTTCCGCCCAAGAAAAAAAATCCCGTCTACAACACTCCCGAATTCAGGGCGTGGCGTAAGGCTGTAGCGGATAGAGCCGGCAATAGATGCGAAGGACGGGACAAGCACGGACTGCGCTGCACCAGTGAGCACTGGTTGAGCGCACACCACATCCATGAACTGCGCGATGGTGGTGCGTTGCTCGATCTCAACAATGGCGAACTGTTGTGCAGGTCATGCCATGAAAAGAAAACGATCGCTGCTCGTGTTCGTCGACTGCATCGATGACTCGACTCGACGGGGGGACCGATAATGTTTGGAAAGCCGCCGACAGATACC